ACCAAATACAGCTAGGATATGATAGTAATGTAGTATAATTCCTAAAAAATATAGTACTGCTGCGACGGTAGGCCAAAGACTAATAACTTGCATACTTCTCCTCCAAGGTAAAGGAATGTGTGTTGAACTTAAGTTGACCTGCGTAGCCTGTAGGACCAACAGGTCTATTCTTTGTGACAAGTAATCGAGTAGTGTTTCTTTCGTCAGAATCTTCTGACATCTTATCACGTTGTAACTCAACAACAACTGATGCTCGTTGCTCGATCATACGACAGTATTTGACAGCTCCATCGTCATTTGTATGACCAATAGTAATAATGCCTACCCCAAGTTCAGCTGCGAGTTTAGATAGTCTGACAGATAGATCAGCTAAGAACTGCTCCTTACTCTCATCTCCATTCATGTTCGCAGCTATGTCTTGAATGGGTTCAAAGAAAATATATTGAACGCCACAAGCTTGCGAAAGATAACGTATGTGACCCAGAATGTCAATAGGATCGTCCTCGTCATTAAGAAAAAACTGATAAAACCTTTCGTCTTTTGTTAATCTAACAATGGAATCTTGTACATCCTTCTCAGCATTGGCTCTTTCAATTAAATCTTTTCTTGTCAAATTATTATTAAGTTCATATGAGACTAACCCAAGCAAACTTCTCAGTTTTGTTTCTTCCATATGCCATGCTGCAATTGAAATCTCAGGGTAGTTCTTAAGGATATGATACTCTAGATATCTCATGAACTCAGTCTTACCTATGCCTGTCTGTGCCTTAAACAGTGTGAAGTGTCCTTGCATCAAACCCATACATAGGTTGTCAAAATCCTGAATACCTGTCTCAACGTACACATGATCCTCAGACTTATTAAACAGATTAAGGAACTGATCAGGGGTATTCAGTATGTTCTCAGGTGTATACTTCTTTGCGTTGTACCAAGCATGGTAGAAATCATTCTTTGCACCAGCCTGAAGGAACTCATTGGCATCCTTGTACTTGTCATGCTGCACTCTATAGACTTTGTTAGGAAATAGGTTAGCTATCTTCTGAGCTACCGCATTACCTTGTTCGTCATGTTCTATTGATAAAACAATCTTATCGAATGAGTTAAGATACTCAGATACATTAGACCATATCTTTACTGAAGGGGTAGAAGATGGAAGAGATACAAAAGCATTGACATATTTCTGGCTCTTGCACATCTGGTATGCTGACATAGCATCGAGTTCGCCCTCAGTTATAGTTATAATCTTACCTGAGCCAGCATTCCAGAGGTTCATTCCGAACAACTCGTCTGTTTTTAAGTTATTAGCTCTAAAAGATTTAGGGAAGAACCTTGTCTTTGTACCGCCTGATGGATATATGTATTCTTGTTTTATCTCATTACCTTCTGAGTCTAAGTAGGTCTTGACACCAAAGAACTCCATGGCTTCCTTGCTTATGCTTCTTACACTACGATAGACAGGTGTTAACACCTCAACTGGTACAGGTTTTACTTTTTGTTCTGACACTTCCCACCCATCCTTTTCTTCATCCTTGAATCTATATTTACGGTCACATGAGTGACACTTACCTGCCATGCTCTCAGTGTTATAGCTGAAAGCATCTGAGGAATCACAATCATCGAAGGGACAAGGCTGGTGAGATATCCATGGCATTTATGTTTGTTCCTCTAAAAATTTGTCCCAATAAATTTGTGTCATTGTATGAAGAATATCTAAGTATTGAACTTTTGTCAAATGGCAAGGATCGATACGTTGATCATCACTATTATACAAGTCAACTATTCTAATAATTGGATCTCTTATAATATTATATTCGTCTGGCATCTCATCGAAACCTTTGACAAATTCATAGTCTCCTTCGTGCATTAACTCACCGCAGCAGTAGTATTCTTCTTCGGCTACTTCGTGAAATAACTCGTAATCATATTCCATTATTTTTCCTCTTGACAATCTTAAGTTTACTTATATAATAGGGTTGTCCTTTTGGACAAGGTTTATTAGTAGTTACTATCGGACAACTCCTTATTATCATATACAATAAGAAACTTCTCTAGCTCTCTTAGGTTCTCATCTAATTCATCCATCCAATCGGCATCCTCAACTGTAGAGGACACCTCGAATCTTCTTTTCTTTGTTGTCATTAGTTATCCTTCCTTCTAAAATGGTGGTTCTTCATCGTGTACAGTAGGTGTCCAAGCTTCATGTCGTATCCTTTGAAAGTTAGATTTAGTTCGTATCTCGTGTCCGAACATTTGGACTAGAAATACTTTTAAGTTGTCTGACCAGATCATATAGTTATCCTTTTAATAATCTTAATCTTCTCTCAGCATCAAGTAAAGACTGCACAATTATCTCAACCCCTGGATTTTTATTATCTAAATCCTTTAAAACTTTGATTTCTTGTTGAACTTTATCTATCTCACCTGACATACTCATGTTTCTTGCTTGTTCATTTGGTTGCAGCCATTCTTTTATAGCCCACTTAGCCATTCGTTTTCCTTTCTAAAATTAATTCGTTATGTTCATCTGATGTCACTTGATTTAAATTGTTTAGTTTTTCTGACAAACTATCTGTTAAATCGAAGGTTACGATTGTTTGACCTGAGTTTCCTTGGACATGTGGTAAGTAATCCACTGGACAAGTCTTTAACCATTTAATGAATAGGTCATGCTTCGTCATTTGTTTCACCATAGCTCACTAAACTATCATAAGTTTGAACGATTGAATTGCTGCAATCAGGTTTTAATTTATAAAGGATATACTCCAACTCATTCTTGTTTAAACCTAAGAATTTACCTATAGATTTGTTTGTTGTCTCTCCGCTGAAAGCTAAGAAGTGAGCTTGCTCAATTAAAGTTTTAGAATATTTAGTGTTCATTTTGTTTTTCCTTTCCTTATATGTGTTTTAAAATATGTGAAATTACATCAACTGTAAACCCATTACCTAACATTTTATAACGTTGTGTGTTGCTTACGTGATTGGTATAGTTGTCAGGTACTGTCTGTAGTCTCTCGCATTCTAAAGGCGTGAGCTTCCTCCAGTGTAGCTTATCTACACTATCCCATTCGTGTCTATCATAGCTACCCCTACCGCCTGATCTTACAGTCTTAGACTTATCCCTAATAGGTGAAACAACTAAGTTGTCTTTTTGTACAGTTGTTAGAGTACCTGTTTTACTGTCTGCTCTTATCTCTATACGTTGAACAGGTTTAATATCCTCATTATAGTCATCACGTTTACCTGTTTCTGGATTGATACGTCTACCTATCATAGATCCACAGGCTACTTTAGGTTCTCTGTGCCCACCACCCATAGTTGTAAGTGTAGGTGCTTTACCTTCTGGGCTATAGACTCTTTTGATTATGTCAAAGCCTTTTATATCTGCTTCGCCTACTTGAATACAACCTTGTACATATCCGTTTGCATACCCATGAGTACCAGCACACAGAACACCAGATTTACTTTTGTGATCATGAATAGTATTAGCTTGAGATTTATAGTTAGGATTTAATTGATTACCACCTCTATAATTTTTAATTAGATTCTTTCCTGCAAGAAATTTAGCATCTACCTCCTCCTCTAACACATCAGCTAAAACAATATTTTTATCCTTTGGTTGGTTTACATTTAGAATATTAGTCCAATAAAACCTTTTTCTATTTTGTGCTGACACCAAAGAACTATTGATTAAATACTTTTGAACTGTACCTAAAGCTTGCTCTGTGTGATAGGTTATATAGTCCTCGAAATCCTTTTTCATCTTCACGTTTTCCATAAGATAATTAGCTTTCGGATTGTTCTTTAAAACATGCTTTATGATATCTAAAGTTGTCCAGAATAGCTGACCTCTTTTATCCTTATCACCTAAGCCTTGACCCGCAAGACTCCATGATTGACAAGGGAAGCCAGCTACAACTAAGTCAATTGTTGACCAATCAATATCCCAAGTTCTCCACTTAGTGACATCACCTAGTTGATTGATGCTTGGGTAGTTCGCTTGAGATACTTTGATAGCATACTTGTCCACCTCACTTGCGTAATAGCTATCTAATTTTATATCTAATTTATCTAGTGCAATTCTGGTACATGACATACCATCAAATAAACTTAATACTTTCATTTTTATTTTTCCCTTCTGTTGACAAGATCTACAACAACCTTGAAATTATTAGTTTTTAATTGTTCTTTATAATCATAACTAGTCACTGTGAACCTTTCAGATAAAGGACTATTACATCCTAAAATATGATCTGTATTTTCACGCCTAGTTTTTAAATCACTGCTATCTATCCAGATAGTATAATCATTGTATTGATAGCTTGGTAATGCATCATTGTGATAGCTTGTACACTCCCAATTTTTTGGAATGTCTAAGTCATCTATATATGTTGACCAATTCATTTTATATCTCTCCTGTTATAAGTTTACGCATGTAATCCTTGTTCCATTTAAAGGTTTCAACTGGAAAACCATCGTAACACTCACCATAAATATCAGTTGTGTCGTAAAGCTCAACCTCTTCTGGACAATCCTTTTGTAAAATAAATAAATATTTACCTAACCTTTTACACCTTATGATATCTGACAAAATTATATCGTGTCCTCTGTTACCTAGCCATTGTACCGCATATTGCTTGTTCATTTGTTTACCTTTCTTTGTTTAAATTTATAGTGGATATAATTAATCCATAATGACCACCCTTGCAGATGGTCACTAGCATTAATCACGATTGATAACCATGTTGTCATGATATTTGATGGTGTCTCCTTTTGGTGTTGTGACAAACCACTCATAATCCTTTTGAAATACTCCGAAACCTAAGCAAAATTGATGCGAAGCTTGATTCATTTTTCTTTTTGTTGTCACAGTACCCCAACCATCACTATTTAAAGTTATTTTGTCTTTAGTCCAATCAACTATTTTTGTCTTTGTGTAGATAACAGATCCATTAGATCCATTATCCCACCAACATGTTTTGTAGTTACTTAATTTATTATAAGCCATTTTGTATTTCCTTTTGTGTTTGTTTAAATTTATATTGGATAAATAATCCATAATAACCACCTGTTAAGATGGTTACTAGCATTACTTAAGTATTATCGTTTAGTTTAAGTACGTTTTCTTTGGCGAACCACATAGGACTGAAGTTGTCTATCCATTCCCATTCATTATTGACACATTCCCATACTTGCCATGATCCATCGTGCTTCTCGTTAAAGTCTAATTGTTTTTTAACTTTAAATTTACGACCCGTTTTAAATTCAATTTGTTGTTCATTGTCACAACTTATTTTCTTCCATTTATTCATCTTGTATTTTCCTTTGTGTTTGTTCTCGATGCCTATACAGTTCTACATTGTTTTCAGAATGTCAAGCAATAAAATAAATATAAAAGAATATAGATAAAACAACTAATTAATTCCTGGCAGCCTAGCCTTCATTAAACATTGAAAGGGAAAGAATAACAAAGGGTTAGGCTTAAGTGTGGCTATGGTGTGTCATTTCCTATATGATATTTGTGATCACAAAAGCCACCTAAGCTCACCAAAGTGTTACCAAAGTACAACAAAACTGGCCTGGGTGTTGCATTTGTGTAACATTTAGGGGTAGCTAAGGGGGGCTTGGGGGTATCCTTGTATATGTACAATGCAACAAAACATTTTCTCACATATTTTCTTAAGCTGCAAAAGTTATCACCTAGCTATATGACAAAAAAAAAACATCCCTCAGTAAAAACCAAAGGATGCCAGTGTAGAATCTTAAGCTGTCTATAGTAGAATCTTAAGCTGTCTATAGTATAACCTTGAGCTGTCATAAGTAAACATATACTTATTATCTTATATATACTATATGTATATACACTCCCGGAAACACCTAAGTTATTATAGCATGTCTTGACAACCCTGTCAATCATAAAGTGACATTCTTATTATTTTTATTTTATGTGTTGACATAGAAACATATGTGTGTTATACTTACACTATTGTTTATTTTATTGCAGAGATATAACACATGATGTTTTCCTTTAGTCAGATAAAGAACAGCAGAAACAAACCTAGAACTAAAAGTTTATTCTACGAATTATCTTATGATGATCCATCAGACTCGATCTTCACCTTAAAGGAAGAAAACATAACAGCTCACGAAAGACCCCTTGTGTCACTTCATAAGCTGTACATGTCCTTAGTTCCTAATGATCCAACTGAGTATGAGTTCGCAATGCAAGTCTTCGGTTCCTGGGACTGCTGGACAGCTATATGTAATTCTCCTCCTTTAAAACCTTATATTAATAAATGGCGTAAAGAAGCCGAAGTAAAGGTTAAGTCTCAGGCTATTCAGTCAATAGCTGAGGAGATGAAGTCAGGTGGACGTAGTTCTTTTAGTGCAGCTAAACTTTTATTAGAGAAGGGTTGGCTCGATAAGGATAATGCATCTAAAGCTAAAGCTAAACTACAAGCTAAAGAAGAAGAAGAACTAAATAAAGAAGCTTTGTCACTTTTAACTGAAGATGCCCATAGGCTAGGCATTAAGATTAATTAAAGGATTAAAGAGTAGTTTAAATGCAGATATTCGCAGAATCACCAGATCAAGAAATTCAAATGCTAGCTGAGTTAGGTTTTACAGATGGCACCATAGGTGATCGTCAATTTAAATACCTAGGCAGCTTAGGCTATACAGATACCTCTTTAGATGGCAGATTAACCGCATACTTTACAACTGTCTTTGGTTACTCATCATGGAAAGAGTACACAGTAGCTAATACCTTTATAAATAAGTCCTGGCTTTTTACAACTGGCTTGTGGGACGATGCTGACTTCTGGAGAGACTCAGGGGACTGGAATACAGCTTAAAATTTTATTTTATCATTAACTTAAAAAAATATAATAATAGAAAGACATCAGGAGAATTAACAAATGCCAACTTCAATTAGCAATGGTGAAAGTGGATTATCGGTTCGCACAAAGTTAAATACTATCTGGACTAATTTAGTCACAAGTGGGCTGACTGTGGATGATGGTGGAACTATACAGCTAACAAAAAACACAGCGGCATATCAGGATAGCCTAGGTATTTTTGAGTTTCACGATGAAGATGGGAGTGCGTCAGCAGACGCTGGTAAGTTTCAACTACAAGCATTTCGTGGCGGCGACAAAGACGCACCCGATTTCAAACTAATTGGGTCTGACAGTACAGGTGTTTTGCGAGATCGTTTGCAAGTTGAAGGCAACGGCGACATCAGCTTCTACGAAGACACAGGCACCACGCCAAAGTTATTCTGGGATGCGAGTGCTGAGTCGTTGGGGATTGGGACGGCAACTCCTTACACCATGCTTGATTTGTCTGGCGGGACAAAAAACCAAGTAGCAATATTCAGGTCTACTGATGCTACAGCTACTATTGGCTTTGCCGACAATACAACGCCTTTAACAGCCAATCTTTCGTATGTTACGATAGGCGCTACAGGCTCCTCAATGGTGTTTAATACAAACTTAAATGAACGTATGCGCCTCGACCAAAACGGTAACTTGCTGGTGGGTAAGACTTCCCAATCTGTTGATAATGTTGGTGCGGAGATATTACCAACGGGTATAGGACAATTCACTGTTGACGGAAACTTTGCAGGGCGGTTCACAAGGCAAACAAGCGATGGCGACATTGTTGTGTTCCGCAAAGGAACAGGCGCTATAGGTAGTATTGGGTCGGAAGGTGGTGATGCTCTTTATATCCAATCAGGCACTACTTCTGGTTCTGGCCTACACTTTAAAAGTAATGTTGGAGTAATTCGCCCAGCAAGAAATGGCGCTACAGTAGATAATGCTATTGATCTTGGAGCAGACACAAGACGCTTCAAAGACCTCTACCTTTCAGGCGGTGCTTACCTCGGTGGTACAGGTGCGGCTAATAAGCTGGATGACTATGAGGAGGGGACTTGGACTCCTGCATATACAGCACCATCAGGCGTGGCTACATATGGCGTTCAAACAGGTTCATACACAAAAGTGGGAAATAAAGTGACTGTAATTGCAGAGTTACAAGCAGACAGGAACACTTTAAGCGGATTGATAAAAATAGGTGGATTGCCTTTTTCCTCAACTGGAACTGGTGGAGGTTTTTATCCTACTTTTGCAATGCGTTTTGGTAGTGATATGTCAAACTTAAAAGGTTATGTGTCAGGCAGTGAACTTAATTTAAGAAAACAAGCCACAAACGCAGCCAACTCTACAACACTGGATGAAACAGATTTAAGTAACGCAGGAACTGCTTATAATTATCTGTATTTCACTGCAACATACTTTACATAACAACCATAAGCCTAGTGGATTCTAGGCACAGACAGGTGGTAATAACGCCACGATAAACAAAGGAGG